TCTTTTTGAAAGCCAACTCTCCTTGCTCGTCAATGTACACATATAAAAAAGCGATCCCTTTATTGATCGCTTCTTTACCAAGGTTTTTAATGGTTTTCAACAGCCGTTTATCGAACATGTCTTTCATGAGTTTGCGATACTGTACATTCTCGGTAGCAATCGTCGGCTCCTTCGAAAGCAAGTATCCGACTTTCTGATTGACAAGCTTCTTCACAAAATCATGAGCCAGCTTTTGATTCGAACGCCACGTGATATCTTGATTTTTCTTCTCAATATCCATTTTTGTGCGATAGTATCGTTCACCAAGCACCATGAGCTTGCGTTTTTCGCTTGTTTCCCAGTCTTTCACTATCGCCGCCAAAAGCTGTTCGTCAGTCATCATTCCTTTGGCCAACTCCGCCAATGCTCGCTCATGCCAGGGGGCTCTAAATAAATCCTCAATCAGCATGCGATCACCTCCTATTTCAATATCGATACGGATGGACGTTTCATATCATCTTCAAACGCGTACCGAGTTGCTGAGATCGTATGGTCGTTCTTTTCCTCTAAACGTGGCTTTGGATTGCCGTCTGCGTCCACCTGATAGTCAATCGACTCAAATTCCCGCGCAATATTCGGTGTACGTTTTGGATCAATGACAATCGCTTCTAAATCATCGAGCCATTTCTCCCCATACTCCACGCTTCCCGGCCCCTTCTTAGCGCCTTTGATTCGTGGTATGCCGTGTTCTTTCTTCATCTCATCCACCGATTTCGGTTCGGCACTATCCGCAATAATCGGTTCGAGATGATAGTTTTTTGCTTTGATTTTTTCAGCTGCTTCGCGATTCGACAACTTTACACCATAAATTTCATCGATGGCATAGATGATTCGCCGTGTTTTATCATAGTGCCAACGCACAAACGCAAACGGATCCACACCATAACCCCAGTCAATTCCCTGGCGGATGTTATCAAATTGTTTCATCTCCTCATCCGTAATCGTCCGAAATACTAAATTATCAAACGGCACAACGCCACTTCCTATCGGCTCACCGAGGTATTCATGGCGGTACTTCATCTCATTCGTTCGCTTCGTGTGTTCGGCTTCTTCGATGAAGTCTTTTGACAAAAACGGATTGTCCAAATACGTCGAGTGATGCACAAACGTGTTTTCAGGAAGAAACTGCGTTTCGTATTTTTGGTTGACCCACGATTGTTTCCGTTTCGGCGGGTTATAGCTGTAAAAAAACGTGTACCGCAATCCTTCTGGGAGCTCTCCGCGCAGCACAGACTTTTCGATAACGGACACTTCTTCTTCTGTCTTAAATTCAGCAAGCTCCTCAATCCACATAATCGCTAGCGGAAATTTCGATGCTTTAATCGACTTGATTTTTTGTGGGTCGTCCGCGCCGCGGAACAAAATGCGGTTTCCTCGCGGTAAATATGTGATCCGCATTGGGTTCACGGTGATTTGAAAATACTCGGTCACACCCAATATCTCCATCGCTTCTTTCAGCTGTTCCAACACCGAATCTGCGAGCGTGTTCCCGACTCTCCGAACGACCAAAGCCGTCACAGGAAAGCGCATCACCAGCAATAACACCATCATCGCAATGTGCGTTGATTTTGCGCTTGCGCGTCCACCTTTCAACACATAGCGCAAATAGCGCTGTTCTTTGACCAACGCCCACACTTTTTGAAATGTCGGCGTAAACACTTCGGAAAGCCTAATCTTCTTCATCAGTCCCACCAACATCGTCGATAATTTGAACACCAAAATTCGCATCGATTTGCTGGCGCTCGGTCCACATTGCGAAACGTTTGCCGAGAAGTTCAGCTGCTTTAATACGGTCTTTAATATTCGGAGTATTTTCCACTAGTTCAAAAAAGTCTTTTCCTGCCATTGGTATTTGCTCCGTTTCTTCGCCCCGAAGCACTTTCGTTAAAAACGCTAATATTTCATCCTGTGAAGCGATGCGTTCTTTGTCTTTTTCAGCTAAGCGTTGCTGGATGTATGCTCTAATTGTAGTATTTTGTAGTAGCTTCGTTGTGTTGCCTCTAGCGCTATATCCAGCCCTTTTCGCCGCCTCTTCCGCATTTCCAAGTTCGATGTAGTAATCAGCGAATCGTTTTTGCTTTTCCGTCAACTTCCGCATCTACATCATCACCTACCTCCTCACTTCCTTCGAATCGCCCCACGCACTCTCTTGTATGTATCGCGGCGAACGCCCATAATCTCGAGCCAATCGCGGTGACTCAATCCTTTTCTTTTCTTCTTCGCCTTTAGTTTCTTTATCTCATCATCCGATAAATGGTCACATAACTTATACATCCTCATCACCCCACGCTATAAAATAAGTGCCTAGCGCATGACTAGGCACTCACACAAAAAGGAGGACTTCTATATATTAGTGGCATTTACACGACAAAAACAGCCTCAACCGCATAAGCAGAAGAGGCTTTCTTTTATGCGTTTTTTGATTTTCTTTTCAGCTCGTTCGATCATTGTTTGTACGCTGCTGGACGATATGCAGAGATAGTTCGCGATCTCACTATATGTGAGACAATATCCACGTGACATGAGATACACTTCTCGTTCTCGTTCGGTGAGCACGGATAAGGCGTCCTCAATGCGTTCCCGATCCCAGCTCGTAATGACACTTTCCCTTTCGTGATCGTCCCACTCATAAACTGGCTCACTCGAACGGAAATATTTTTGCATGAGTAATGGGTCGAATAATCGTTCACGTTGATAAGCCGCGCGTCGCTCGATTCCTCTTTTTTGACCAGGTCGTCGGCCGGTGGTGAGCCATTCAATGGAAAATTCCAGATCAGAGATCATTCCAGCAATAGTTTTTTTGTCTTCTTCAGACGCATTGTGGTACATTTTTCTTGCAGTTTTCAATGATTGCTTATATTCTTGGGCAAGATCGTGCATGCAGACGACCCCCTTCAAATAAAATAGGACACCAAACAACGCTCAATGCGTCATTCAGTGTCCTCCAGTTGTCTGGTAGGCATCATTTAACCCCTTCTATTCCTAGCTCACTTATTGAAAAAGCTTTGGTCTCGAGCTCCCTATACTTTCTGAAAAATTCCTCTTCTATTCCAGTTAACACAGCAAAAAAACCTTCATCTACTCTTAGTTCATTCATTAAACTGGATACAGAGTAAATGTTTCTTTCAAAGAGTAATCGCAAAATACTTCGAATTTTCATTGGTTTCTCAACAGGGATTTTATCGTCTAATGGTTCTAGGTGCTTATATCCTTTCTTGTTTATCAACATGTAATAATAGCGATATTGCTGATAATCAATAATGTTTAATTTAAAAGCCCTTATTGCAATAGCTTGCAAAGAAACATTCCACTTCTGTTTTATATCGATATACGCATCAGGATTGGACAACTTAAAAATTCCCTCACAATCCCTTTTGAAAGCCTCCTCTGGCAACAAAAATTCAGAGGCAAAGGTATATGCTTCCTCTTCAAGGAGATTATATGATTTCCTATCTTGCATTGTAAACTCCACTTTGTAGTGCAAGAGCAAATGCCCTAATTCATGTGCCAAATCAAAATTTCTTCTAGCTGCGGATTTTTTGATAGACCCTAGTATAATATACGGTCTATCGTCCTCTGTCCATAAACTGTAGGCATCAATTTTTTCCTCAAATTCCTTTTCAAGTATAAAAGCCCCAGCTTTCTCCAAAGAGAATAACAAATTTTTGTTGGATTCTTTATCCAATCCGATCCTTTCACGAGCTAATTCGGCAATATACTTTATTTGTCTTCCTCTGTCCATTCCTGGATTTTCTTTTAAAAACTTAATTACATCTCTTCTCAATTCTAAGAGCACATTTTTCGGATAGCTAATCTTTCTCTCGATCTTTTTTAAGAATGCATCGATAAACCTGATATGCATTAATTCGCTCTGAGATCTGTTTAGCGAATTAATTGTTTCTGATCTGTATGCGATATGTTGTATTTTAATGTTGCCAATATCCAATTTATACAAAAGATCAGGTTTATAAAAATAAGTCGCTTTTACATTAAAAACCTTTTTTAATTCGTTTACAACTTCCAACTTTGGAGAAGAATATCCATTTTCATATTGCCAAATAGCCTGTTCAGTTACACCAACCTTTTCCGCTAGCTGTCTTCTACTCAAGTTGTGAAGGATTCTTATATTGGTTAGGCTCTCACCAACGAACACAGGCTATCCCCCCCTATCTTGGGATTAATTTTCCTTCTCTTCTGAGTCATCTAATACAATTCCAAAGACATGTGCATCTAAACCTTCCTCTAAAACATTATCGTTTATTAGAATGTTCTTTAATTCGTCGTCTATACTAATTGTATGCGTTCCGTTAATGTATTTTGTCAAGTCTTCGATTAAATATGCTTTATTATTTGCAGGATTAGGCATCCATAATCTAATTTGTTCAATTTGTTGATTTTCATCAATTTTGTACGTAACAATATAAAACCTCTTATATATAGGCTTTAATTTAACAATTTCTTTTTTCACGTCTTCGTTTAAATGGCTGTCTTCTATTAGCTGAAGTTCGAGTTGTGTAGAATTCCCTTGCTCTAAAGGAACTTCCTTAAAATCAATTTCTGAGTTAATTTGCATTAACTCCTCCATATAAGATATCTTTTTGTTACGTGTCCTCCCTAATGCATCTTTCCCCCGATCGACTTGTTCTGGATTAAAATATCTTGCATTTTTAACAATAAACAACATTGCTTCACTATCATTCTTAAACTGTAAGTATTGCCATGTTAAACCAGCTTTAGCTATCTTACTTTCAACTCCATACGGTTCGCATGCTATAGCCACATGGTGATCGATGTGGTTTCCTTTAACCCACGCATAAGCGCCACTCACTTTTAGTGTTCTAGCTTTTTCACGTCGAACCTCTAAATAATCACGATAACCTTCAAAAATCCCATCTACAATTTTCTGATTCAACTCTCTTGACAAAGCATACTCCTTCATTTATCAAATCCCCCATATTCTTTGAACAGTATCACTTAAATTTTATTAAAGAAAATATGATTTGTATATGATTTTATTAAAGTTTTTTTATTTTTTCTCTCTATAGATTAAAACTCCTCTCCCTCGTCAAACTTCACCCTTTTCACTTTTCCTTGATGTGTAATAATTTTCGTTTCCCCAAATGTCGGCAACTCAGCTATTTTAGCCTTTCCATCACAAACGACAATCGCAAACGTTCCTTTTAATTCCATTATATCAATTTCTAGTTTACGAGTAGAAGGATTTATTTTTAGCTCTTTCAATCTCATATGAGTCCCTCCCGCATTTTCTAAGCTTTTTTGTTGCATGAATACACACTAAAACTCATCATCTTCTAATCCGATTTCCTCACTTCTCCATTCGAGATAATCACGCATGAACTCAACGAAATCGCGATGAAAAATGTAATCATCTTCGGCGAATAGAATGATTTTCTCAATATCATCATCAGACAAATCCAATATACCTTCTTCTGTCGCCCAATCTAATTGATGTTTCATAAACACTCGAAATGCTTTGCGTGGATCGTTCATTCTTATTCCCCCTTCTTTACTGCTCATTAATAGGTATTTACAGGTCTTTTGCAATAAAGTTATATCTCTTTCAAACTCTCTTATAGTCAAATTTCCCCATCTAATACTCGATGAATTTATCGCTCATTGTTCCACCTTCTTAATCTTGCAAGTTCCAATGCCGCCTATCCTCGTTGCTTCATCAACCACAAACCATCGTTTGTTGCCTATCCGTTGAATTGTTCCTTCGTAATGAATACCTCTATCTGAAAACAAGATAGCTTTGTCACCAATGTTCAGTTTGTTGCCTAAGCAATCATATTTCGGTATGCGTCGTGTTTCACTTTTGGTCATTCTTCTTCACCGCCTAATTTGTCTTCTTCAGACGCATTGTGGTACATTTTTCTTGCAGTTTTCAATGACTCTATGTAGAAAGCTAGCACCTTTGCTGCCTTCTTTCGTTCATGTTCCTGTCCATCACGGAAGCCACGCCAATAGTCTACATTCATTTGTTTGCCACCTCACCAGACGCTTTATTTTGCCTTGTGAGCCATTTTCACATTTGATTTCGATATGCATCCGTTCCAGTTCAACAAGGGGTAGATTCTCAATTGCTTGTCCTTTTGGTGTCCAAAAGATTTCGTACCTGTGAAGTTGCTGAATCAAGAAAGCCTTCCGTTTTTCAACGGCTTCTTTGAGAACTGCCATCATCAACTCACCTCCATCTTCAATCGTTCTTTTACTTCGCAAAGCCTTTTCTTGAACTCCATCATCTTCTCTTCGGCTTGTTGTCTGGCGATCTCCGCATATTCACAATCACAAGGAGTGAAGGAAAACGCTCCTGGTATCACTTCCTTCACCGAATATCCCTTTCCATAGCC